TCCCGCCGCCGAGGTCAAGCGGGAGTGGGAGGCCGACGACCTGCAGTGGCTGCCCTTCGAGGACTACACCCTAGGCGACTGGATCCGGGTCGAGCGCGGCAACGGCCTGGAGAAGATGCGGGTCACCCAGATCTCCATCTCGGTGACCGAGAACGGCCGCTGCCAGGGGCACACGACCTTCGGGACCATGCTCGACGACGTCCTGGCACGCCTCGCCAAGCGCCAGAAGGGCATCCTGGGGGCGGTTAACTCAGACGGGAAGAACCCCCGCCCGGAGAAGCCGAAGAGCAAGAACGCCCCCAACCCCCCACAGGGGCTCGTGGTCACCTCGGACGCCGTCATCGGGGCTGACGGGTACCCGCGCGCCGTNNNNGTGGGAGGCGGTGACGACGGACACCCTGGGGGTTGCCGTGGACGTGACCGGGTACGAGATCTCCTCCCGCAGGCTGCCCCTGCTGTCGGGCCCGATGAGCACGTCCAAGGAGACTACGGGGCAGCTGGACGGGCTCACTCCGGGCGCCCGCTACGCGTTCGCAGTGAGGGCCGTCACGGCCGACACCACCGGCGCGTGGTCGCGTGAGGTCGAGGCCACCATGGCCTCGGACGTGACTCCTCCGCCGGTGCCGACGGTTCCCGTCCTCACGCAGACCCTGGGCGTGCTCGGGGTCTACTGGGACGGTAAGGGTACTGGCGGGGCGGGCATGCCTCTCGACTTCGCCGGCATCGAGGTGTCCGTGCGTAAGCCCGGCGAGCCCCCGATCCGGTTCACGGACATGCCGGTGCCAGTGCAGAGGACCAACCTCGCGGGTCTCGAGATCCGGGAGTGGGAAGTCCGCCTGCGCTCCTACGACCGCTCCGGCAACAGGTCCGAGTGGGGCCCCGGAGCCCGCATCACGCTCGAGCAGAGCATCGACGCAGACGCGATCGTGCGCAAGGTCGAGGAGAAGCTGGCCGCCAGCGACGTCCTTCAACGGCAGGCCCGCGCCGAGACGCTCAAGGAGATGAACAAGCTGACCGAGGGCATGACCCAGGTCGCCCTGTCCCTCGTCGAGACCGGCCCGTACCCGCCCGACAAGGGCGTTATAGACAAGACACAGTGGGTGTCGCCAGACGCCCGCATCTTCGTCCTGAAGAAGCAAGGAGACTGAGACCATGGCCTACACCCCCAGCACCTGGAAGGACGGCCCGGAGGGCCGCACCCCCATCACCGCCGCCGCCCTGACCAAGATCGAGAACGGCCTGGCCGCTGCCGCCTCGGTCGCCGACACCGCCAACACGAAGGCGAGCGCGGCCGCCACCAACGCCCTGGCCCAGCAGATCCAGCAGCAGGTCCAGAAGATGATGAACTACGTCATCCCGATCGGCGGCGTCATCCCGTTCTACGGGACGCTGCAGCCCGACGGGTGGCTCCTGTGCAACGGTCAGGCGGTCAGCCGCACCGCCTACTCGGAGCTGTTCGCCGTCATCTCCACCCGCGGCGGGGCCGGGAACGGATCGACGACGTTCAACATCCCGGACCTGCGTGGTCTGGTCATCTACGGCCACGGCCACGGCCGCACCCAGACACTCGGCGCCACCGTCGGTGAGTTCGACCACAAGATCTCCGTGAGCGAGATCCCGCCGCACTCGCACAGCATCGGCGAGGTCGAGGACTCCGGCCGCCGCTTCCAGTCCCGCACCGCCGGCCAGGACATCGGCATCGGCACATCCGGCTACACCTACCTGACCTCGACCGGGAACAACGCCTCGGGGCGCTCCCCGCAGGCGATCGCCGAGGGCAGCCAGTCGAACATGCAGGTGTTCCCCCGGGGCTCCGTGGCGATGTACATCATGCGAGCGAAGTGATGCCGCATGGCTGAGATCAAGGACGAGTACATCCAGTGGCCGGGGCCGGCGACGTTCCCCGGCGTCACTACGACGCCGGCCTACGACCGCTACGCGAACGGGAACACCCTCGTCCACTCCCACAAGGGATGGGAGTGGCAGGAGGTCGACTCCCCCTACCAGAAGGCCGCCGCAGCGCTGGCGCAGTCCGCCATCGAGACCGCGGTCCAGCGGGCCTCGACGGTGTTCGGGACGGTCTACTACCAGCGCGGGAACTCCACCGACAGGCCGGACTTCGACGGCAAGGCGATCGGGGACACGTGCCGGATCCAGGACCCGCAGACCCTGAACATCGTCGCTGAGTGGCGCTGGAACGGCTCTGACTGGGAGAAGATGCAGGTCTCCGGCGAGCAGGTCTCGAACCTCGACGTCGGGCGCCTGACGGCAGGCTCCGCGGCGATCAACGAGCTCGCGGCACGCAAGATCGCCGCGGACACCGGGCAGTTCCTCCAGCTGACGACGGACCAGCTGACCGTGACCGGAAACGCGTCCTTCGTTGACGCCACTGCCCGCCACGTGTGGGCGAAGATCGTCAGCGCCAACGAGGGTGAGTTCCAGAAGATCCGGGCGGGCATGATCGCCGCCAACGCGATCAGCGCCGACAACCTCCAGGTGGGCGCCCTCGACGGCAAGGTCATCACTGGTGCGACGATCCAGACGGAGAGGGCCGCTAACCGCGGCCTGAAGATCTCCAGCGCCGGCATGCAGGTGTACGCCTCGAACGGTTGGAAGGCGCTGGACATCAACGCTCAGACGGGCGAGATCGACATCAGCGGACGTCTCGGGCGGCAAGACTCCTGGTCAAAGGTGTGGTTTAACGACATCGTCTCCCGCGACTCTGGTAGCGACACCCACGAGGGGGAGAAGTACGGGTGCGGGCTGTCGTTCAACTCGCTCGAGGATGACTGGTATGACGGCACAATCTCTTTGAGGAAGGCGTCCACCGGGGACCCGGCTTTGAGAATTCAAGGGCCGATGCCCAAGAGATCCGGAAACGTATCCCCGTACATCACTGTCGGCACGTCGGCGATCGCCATGTACACGCCCGCCGGTAACGGCTCGCTCTCCTTCAACGCGCAGGGAATGAATCTCCAGGCGTCCGACGTGTACTGGTGGATGAACGGGGCCGGATTCTCCTATGGCACCAAGAAAGACAACACGCCCAGGTTCTACCTGGATAACTCCTTCCTGGACATCAAGCCCTTCCGGAGCACGGCCACGTCGGGAGCCCGCATCTGGGCCGACGGTTCGAAGATCGCTATGCAGTTCAATCAGGCCAACCAGGTCTGGATCAGCTCTGAGGGCGTGCACCTGACCGGCAACAAACAGTTCGCTATGCGGGTGCCTAAGGCCACCAGAGCCCGCGGCGGGATGTGGCTTACCCATTCCTGCACCGAGTCTCCCTATGACGGGCTGGAGTACTGGGAGAACGTGACTATAGACGAGTCGGGTCACGCTACCTGGGCCCTCCCGGACTACGTTCCGCTGATCGCCTCCGCTAAGGCCCCGTGGGCCGTCTTCGCCAGTGATGGCGCTCGGGCGGAGCTGGACCGCTCCGATCCCGAGGAGTGGCGTGTGAACATCGCAGGTACGCCCGGCTCTACCGTCGCCGTACTCGTTAAGGGTGCCCGTATGATCGACCACGACACCGATGAGTCCGGCGAGCCGATCATGCGGGACTACGCTCGGGAATCTATGTGGATTCTGCCCCCGTCCTCCGGGGCCCTCCAGGGCGGGGGCCCAGAGGAGGGGGAGGAGGGCAATATAGCCTACGAAGACCCAGTTACCTTGGGGGGTAACTACTACGGCCCCGCCCCGGATCCATCGCTCGAGTCCAACTGATAGGAGAACCATGGAAGAGCAGAACAGCCAGGTCGACGCGATCCTCGTGATCGAGGCGCTGACCTTGGAGATCGCAACCCTGACACGCCGCGCCGTCATCGCGGAGCAGCGTGTCGCCGTCCTGGAGGCCGAGAAGGCCCAGAACCAGAGCAAGGAGAGCAAGTGAGCGTAGGATCCGTTACCGCCGAGATCGCCCGGCGTATCTGTGATGAGCAGAACGTGGGCTACAGCCAGCCCGAGCGCCGGTCATGGTACGCCGCGGCCGACGCCCACGGTCGGGTGTCCAGCCCGCAGAACGCGGACTGCTCGTCCCTGGCGTGCGGGGCCATCTCCTACGGCATCCACCACACCTACGGGGTGCCGTGGGGCCACGCCGCCCTCCTGGAGATCAACGACTACTGGACCGGCAATATGCGCCAGGGCATGGAGTCGCACGGCTTCAACGAGGTCAACTGGTCGGATGAGAGCCTCACGCCTGACGGCGGATTCCAGGTTGGTGACATCATCCTGTCGGCCGCGAACGAGGGCGGCGTCGGCCACGTCGTGATCGCCGTTGAGGGAGGCAGTGACCCGCTCGTGTCCGAGGCGTGGATCGCCGAGGACGGCAGCATCGACGGCTACGCAGGCGACAGCACTGGCAGCGAGACCCGCACCGTCCGCTACTCCTCGCACCCGCACACTCAGCGCGGGGCGTGGACGTCCTGCCACCGCTTCAGCGAGGCGAAGTTCCTCCAGCAGTGGCCTGCCTTCGCCAAGTGGAAGGCCCCTACTCCGGCCAAGCCAGCCCCGGCTCCGGCTGCCCGTGCGGCCGCGCCGCAGCACGCACACGGGATCGACATCTCCAGCCACCAGGCCGGCCTGAACGTGGCAGGCATCTGGGCTGATTTCGTGATCGTGAAGGCGACCGAGGACGACGACTACGTCAACCCCTACACGGTGTCGCAGGCCAACGCGACGCTGGCGGCCTCGAAGCGGCTGGGCTTCTACCACTTCGCCCGCCCCGGTGACGCGGCCGCCCAGGCCCGCTACTTCGTGTCCGCCGTCGGCGCTCTCCGCAGCCGAGCCACCCTGTGGCTCGACTGGGAGGACAACGCGGTGCCGCAGGGGCCGGGCTGGGCGAAGGCCTTCCTGGACACCGTGAAGTCCCTGACGGGCTCCACACCGGGCATCTACATGAACGGCAGCGCCGTCAACGGATACGACTGGTCTGCTGTGGCCTCCCAGTACCCGCTCTGGTACGCCGGCGGTCCGGACTACTCGGACTACGGCCGCCCCTACTCGGACCCGGCGGTGCCGGACGTCTCCTACTGGGGCCAGCCGCTCATCCACCAGTACACGGAGGACGGCAGCCTGCCAGGCTACTCGGGCACGCTCGACCTGAACCGCCTGCGTGACCGCAGCGCGTGGGACCGGATGATCAACGGCGGAGCCGTCACCTCAGCACCCGCCCCCGCCTCGGCAGCGTCCTCCCCGTCGACGAGCCCCTACACCGGGAAGAAGAACAAGAGCGACGGGCAGTCGGAGCTCGTCTGCAACGGCGTCTTCGGCATCGCGACGATCGGGCGGCTGCAGCAGGTCATGGGCACCTCGATCGACGGCGTCCTGGACGAGGGCGGCTCGCCCGCCATCGCCCGCCTCCAGGCGTTCCTGAACGCGGCCGTGCCGTCCGACACTCAGACGGCGCTGAACGACGCCTCCCGCCTGGCCGAGGACGGCGTCCTCGGGCCCGCCACGTGGCGCACACTGCAGTTCCTTATCATGGCCTGGCACAAGGAGTACCTGCCCGACGGCTGGGACT